CGGGCTGTGGTGCTGGGGCTGGTGTCGGTGCTGGAGCTGCTTTAGCACTGGTATTAACCTGCGCTTTAGGCGTCGACTTAACTTCTGCCTGTTTCTTAGCTGCTTTGGCTTTAGGTGCAGCCTTTGCTTTCTTAGCCTTAGGTTCTGCGCCGGGAAGCTTTGTCTTAATGTTTTCGTATTCGGCATCCTTAGTTGCCTCGTACTTAGCCACTAGCTGCCTCTTAGCCTCAACGTATGCTGTTCTGGCATTAGCCACTGCCGACTTTAGTTCAGTTCCAACACGTTCTCGCTCACCCTTTGCTTCTTCTCTGGCTTTGGTGGACGACTCCGCCGCCGCTTGACGAGCGGTATTGTATGTCTCCATCGCAGCCCGATTAGCATCGGACGCAACTTTTTCAGCCTTGTCGACTTCCCTACTATACTTTCCATACCTAAGCGAATTCTGCTTTTGCAGATACGCTTTCCTTTTTGGGGATAGGTTGTCCGGGATAGGAAGGAACTCAGGTGGCTCGACATGTTCAGGTTCGATACGCTCAGGACGTTTAACTTCGATCGACGCAAGAAAAGCTTCTAGCTTTGCCCTAATTCGATCTCGTGTCTCCGTCGCTTTGTTTCGAAGCTCATCCATTCGAGCCTTGAAGCTTGCTTGCTCCGTCTCAAGTTCAGCTTTTTGCTTAGTGCTGATTTGATTCTTAGCGTAAGACCAAGCTTGCTGCTGAGTTTCACTCATACCTTTTGTTGAGTGACGACCCTTTAGTTCACGAGTACGCAAATAATACTCACGAGCTTTTACTGGATCATAATTATCTGAGGCATAGTGCGCAAGAAAACCATCAACCTTATTTGCTGTAGCCTCGGCAATAGACGCTGAGCCATAGCGTGAAAGAAACCCGTCGACTCTTTCCGTCAGGTCCATAACTACGACTCCTCATCGCCAGCAAGAATCTTATCTATGTCGCCCTCCAAGGAGGTGAACATTTCCTCGACTATCTTGTCTTGCTCTGTGGTGTCTGGTGGCCCCGGCGGATCTCCAGTGGGTTCGATCCCATTTTGAGCTGCGGCTTCACCATCGGTTGCTGCCAGCGGCATGTTCGAGTTTCGAAGCTGATCTGCCTTAGCATCGGTGGAGGGCCTGAGCCCCATGCCTGCTCGAATCTCATTCGCGGTAAGGATCTCATTACGAGCAAACTTATCCGCAATATCCGCCATAGTACCAATTGCTACGAGCTTGAATGGGTCGCGATACGCCTCAATAGACTGGCCTTGTTTACGGGCTGTCTTAGTTAAGAAGGAGCGCTTCATAGCCATCGTGATAGCCGCAAGAATTGGCTCGATGGTTCGGTTGTGGTAGTTCAGCATCTCTTGCTCATTGGCCGTGCCGTTAAACACTTCCGGAGTAAGACCCAACTGTCCATACAGCATGTTTGTCAGATACTCGACCTGCTTCAACATGTTGTTTTCGGCCGGTCGGTTCAACTGAGTAATACGCTCGGTACCATCGGTATAAGCGACACCATACTTAGAACCACTAAGTTGCATCTCAAGGTCTGCACGACGAGACTCTGCTTGTTCCCTTCGAGCTTCCGACTTAATGACATATGGGAGCTGAATGATAACATCGAGCTTCCCCGAACCTACCTGCTCATCGATAGAGTCGAGCAAGCCAAGTTTCCGAATCAAGCGCTGTAGTGTTGAGCTAGGCTCATTCATAACGCTATAAAGCGGATTCTCGACAATGGCTACGGATCTCTTTAGAACCAGGAGTTCTTCTTTAAGCCCAGTGTTCTCATTGTAAACCAAAACTTTTACATGCTTTGGATACCACTGAACGATCTCGCCCACCCGCATGTCTTTCACATCCCAGCTCGAAGACACTGCCGGATTAATGGTAGTGTTGATCGGAACCAGAGCAATAGTCCCCTTTTCAAAGAGGGTCATTGCCGCATCCTGGAAGAAATGTCGTGAAGACTGATCCAGATTTGCCTCAAGCGTGAGACAGTCATTAAGATAGCTATTAATGTCCTCAATGAACATCCCATTTTGATCGACACGAACGTGTTGGATCGGGATGGATGAAACGTCGATGGCTAGACGGTTATAGATCGTGGTTACGATCGACTTATCATTACCGATACTACTTCGATAGCGGTCTGGGCGAGTGCTGTAAGCAGCCGCGCCATAACTACCAGTCCTTGGGATAGCGAATCGTGATTCTTCATCCTCAATAGTAAAGGCGTTCCAAGCATGTTTTAGTGTGTTAGTAAGTTTTCCCATAAGTCACCTCCTTTCCTGTCTTAGTCTCGTTGGTTACATTCGGTTGGCTAGCTCAGTAAGACGTTCTTTAGCGTTCCTGATGTTTTCAGGTGTCAACACTGTTGCACCTAGTCTCTCCATAGATTTGCTTGTATTGAAGATCATCATTGGTGCGTCTGAAAGTTTACCAGCATCATTGTCGTCGATAATGGCATTGAATCCGGCTTTCTTGATCTTATCGTAATAGGCACCACCGATAGCGCTATCTTGCGCTAGTCGGAGAGAGAATTCACGATAAGTTGCCAGCCCAATTTCCTCAGAAGTCTTGCCCTTACCCTTGATATCGATACCAATGTCTTCAAGCCAGTCTTTACCTGATTGCGTTTTAGAATCTTTAAAGAAGTCTTTACCAGATACCTTCTCATCAAGAAGATCAATATAAGCTTTTACTCTAGCTTTTTGAGACGGTGAGGTAATGTCTTCTTTTGCCTTAATCGATACGACATAGCCGCCCTTAGTCGTACCACCAATACCCCAAGATTGCCAGAATGTTGGTAGTGCCGCTTTATAGCGAGTGACGTCTTCATCTTTATAAGCTGCGAAGATCTTCTCTCGAAGAACTTCTTCTTTATCCGTAGATACTCGCTTAAAGATATGTCCAGCGGGAACGGAAATAGGCGTATCGTCCATCTTATCGAAAGCGTCTTTAGATATGCCCGAAACTCGAGACATCTCTGTTTTTTGAAGCTTCTTCCAATAGGTGTCATAGTCTATCTTATCCCCGGCTTTAATGGCATCAAGTTTCCTATCAGCCATCTTAGACGATATAACTGCACCGCCAATAACGCCTGCGACGACTACTGCTGCGACACCATAGCCGATAATCATCTTATGTTTGGATGTCAATCGCCCATTGGCAGCCGCATCCGCATCATCTAAAAAATGTTTTTTGGATGCGTCAAGACCTTTTAACTCAGCCTCAACTAGCGCCTTTTTAGAGTGTCCATGTATCAATAAGATTTTCATGTCAGCGGCACGAGTGTCAACACCCATAGCCGAGCCATACTTATCTTTCATGAACTTACTATTAGGGCCATTCTTTTTAACATCGTCTATCTGAGCTTGAACAGCATTAGCGTTAACCATGATTTTATCGCTTCTAGCTTTGCGACGAGCATCACGGGCTTCGTCTTTATCTGCTTTAGCTTGATCGCGAGTATCTGATTCTTTTGAACCTTTTCGCTTTCCCCACTTCATACCGACTATTCCGTAATGAAGGAGAAAATCGTCAGTTGGTTCGGACATACCATACCTCCTTTCAGGCATCCGGGAGGTAGCTACCCCTTAAAGTTTTTAATCTGATCGAAAACGTCGCCCGCTTGTTTCCTGAATTTAGGGTCATTCAGAAAAGTCTTACCTTTATCGAGGAGCATCTTGTCGATACCCGTCTTATGGGCGTAAACCGCGCCGCCAACAAGAACCGCAGCAGCGGCATTGGCATACTGAGAGTTACCATTAAGAATATGATGAACGCCCTTAGCGGTCTTCTTAGTACCCTTAACAACATCAGTTCTCTTTCTCTTGCCTCGAGCTTTAGACCCAGCTTTAGCCATATCTTGATCAGCTAGAGCTTTATCGAATGCTTCCTTATAAACCGGGTCTTTACTCCGCTGGTCTACTTGAGCTTTGATTTGGCGACGACGAATACCAGCACCTTCACCAAAATACATCTTAGCTAGTGCATGCTCTTTGGCATCTTTATTGGCGGCTCGCTGCGTTGACCTAGGGACTGACGAACCTTTTGATGAATTTCGCCGACCCCACTTCATTCCGGGAATACCGTAATGCATTAGAAAATCGTCAACTTGCTCAGACATCGCTACCTTCTTTCTGAAGGAGTGTAGTCTTGGGTTGGATTTTCATTAAGAACGAACTGCTTTTTCTTCGTGTCCAGAGTTGCAAATATGTCGGTGGTTCGAGCATTAAGCATAGTGCCTCGCCCAGCCATCTCAACAAATTGCTTTCCGGTCATGATAGTTGGTACGTAATCGTTCACCAGCTGAGTTTTGACGAGAACATTCTCGCCCTTCTTCATAGATGTTGTGAGTACACGAGTGAGTCGTTCCTGATCATGAGCTTGACGTTCACCCTTGATTCGTTTTTTATAATCCCGACGCTTCTCAGTGTGCTTTCCGCCGCTGCGCTTTCCCCACTTCATTCCAACTACACCGTAGTGCAACAAGAATGAGTTTACTTCTTCTGCCATTTTGATACCTCCCTACATCAACGAGACAATGATCTACTTGCCGCGATCGACGAAGCCAGAGACGCACCAAGAAGACCGTAAGTCAAACCAACTGCCCATTTTTCACCGGAAGTCAGTTTCGCTGCTGTTTTAGCGTCAGGGTTTGTGAAGAAGTCTTTTTCTCGTTTTCGCATAATTTTCTCAGCCTTGTCCTTACCTTTATTGGTTCGGGCAACGTAGAAATCGCCTTCTGCTTCTTGCAGATTACGAAGACGTGCTTCCTGAGCTCTTCGAGCGCCATGTATTTTAGCATTTTTGGCTTGCCGTGTTTCTTTTCGACTACCGCCGCTACGCTTACCCCACTTCATTCCAGGAACACCGTAGTGTGCAAGGAAATCATCAGTTGAAGTAGACATATTTAGTCCTCTTCTCGAGCGATCTTTCGAACCTTTAGTTCCGTGGCAAGGATGCCTCCAGGTGCACCGCCGAGAAGACCGATAGCCAGAGACTTACCTTTACCATATCCAGCAGATCGAGCCAGCTGCGCGCCGACAACAGTACTGGTACCCGCAGGTCCCAAGAGAAGGGTCGCTGCGACTGAGCCACCAATAGTTCGCCCTTTATGGGCTTTGAAATCAGCCTTTGCGTTACCATAAGCTTCCTTTCGGATTTCCTTACGCTTAGCTTTCATGGCTGACTTATCGCCACCACCGCCACCGCTACGTTTGCCCCACTTCATTCCGACTACGCCGTAGTGTGCAAGAAAATCATCTGTTACTTCGCTCATTTTAAGTTACCTCTAGCTCTCTTTGTGCCTTGTTGATTTCGTCAGCAGTTAGTCGCCTAACTGAAGTGACCTTGGTTGTTCCATCGGGATCTAGCAGAATCATCGGAGCTTTGGTTAGCTTTCCGCGATCATAATCATCGGGGAGAGCATTAAACCCTTTTTCTCGAATCTTATTAAAGTAGGCGGTATTAATCGGAGAGTCTTGATTACCTTGCTCCGCAATAAATGAGTGATACGTAGAAAACCCAAATTCCTGCGTAGATAATTTCTTACTGAATAAGGGTGCATACCCGTTCTTCTTAAGATATTCTCTTCCGGTTACCGGATCTTTTTTTCCAACTTTAATGGCTGGCTCATTAAGAATCTCAACGAAGGCATCAAATCGCTCTTTTTCAGATGGTGACGAAAGCTTCTTTACCGTCTTTAGCTCAAGCTCATGATAGTCGTCTTTGTATCGCTTTAGGCCAGCTCCAGCTTTACCAACATTTTGTGGCCCTATAGCCGGAAGAGCTGCGCGATAGAAAGCAGCATCTTCAGGTAGTCGCGACACATAAAGCTGACCTGCTTTAGTCGTCTTCGGATTAGTGGTAATCCGATTAAGTGTAGTGCTTTTAGCTACGTGCTCTCGACCAGTTGACAATTTGTCATACTCGTCTTTAGTCATAGCTCTACCAAAAATGGGTTCATCTTTGGTTTTTTCCCACACATAATTTTGTAGACTGGTAGCGCTTTGCTTCCGTAGAACTCTGGACTCGGTGGATTTATCCTTTGGGGCCGAGTTTCGCTTTCCCCACTTCATTCCTACGACACCATAATGGGCGAGGAAATTGTTTACATCATCGCCCATTATGGTGTCTCCTCTTTACTTAGTTTCGTATTTTCCAGTTAGGGTTATTCGCCAGCATCTTCGACTTCTTCATACAAACCAGTCTTGGGATTGAAGACTA